ATAAAACTCACCAGCCGCCTCTAAAAAGAAGCGGGGCAACCATCCCCAGAGTTAAGGTTGGGGTATACATTTTAACAGAGGTTTATAATTTATAAACACGGTGGAAGACTCCACCGGGAGTATAAACAAAGAAATAAACGTATTAAAATTTAATGTATATATCGGAAAGATTTGAAAAAACTACGGTCGTAGTTAAAAAAAATTCCATCTTCCCGGCAGAGGGTTTAGAAGTAGTGGTCGTAGATACCCGGCGCACTGAGGAAATAAGTAAACTTAAAATCCTCAGCGGTAGCTCGCGATACCCAGACGTTCACTGCTCCAGCAGCCTGTACACGACATAACACAACGGTAGTTGGGCATGTTTCGGGCACAGTATTCATACGAGATTGTACAGGAGACAACTTGTAAGAATTATAGTATGGGGTCTGCACTTCTGCAGTACCAACACCTACATTATGAACTTGAGTTAAGCTGTTACTGGGAGCCATCGTTCGGTAAGGAACAGGATAGTTACCGGAGGCAGCAATTACCTCATTAGTAAGTGAATAGTTAGCACCACTCCAACCAGCAGCATAAGGATCTTGTGCTGTTGATATATTAGCAAGTGAAGTGGTGATCATTTTTGTTGACTCGGCATTGTCACAAGTGACAACGAACCGGGTGCCCCCTCTAAAGAAGGCAAACATTCCAGCAATTTCGGACGTGACGTCCCCAGCGAAAGCTGTAGGCTGGAAATTAGACACAGCATTCTGATAAGCCATACCGAAGTAGTGGGAAGCAAAATAGAAGTGACCAGTGGCATCTGTTACAAGTTGCGAGCCATTACCAATCATGTTGGAATACTTAGAGGTGAGTTGTTTCAATGAATTGAACACTTCACCGCCAGTTTGGGATGCAGCAACTGTATTTGAAATTGAACAGGCGCCAATTTCTCCAGCCAAGGTATCTGCAATCTTGTTATTTACAGGGTCAGACATATAACCTGATTGAGCAACTATAGCAGGAAGGGAAGCCATATTTGTGGTACCAGCAATGATATCTTGAGGTCCCATAACTTCAAAATCACAACCCAAAGACATGTACATAAGAACAGCAACAGATGATGAAGCTGTTTCAGGAGCACGCAATGGATTAAGAGCAACAATATCAATAAAACCAATAGCAGTAGTAGTCGCAGACTGCCTATTGATCCAAGGAAATGGAAGCAAATATGGAAATGTGAGTTCGATCTCATCCGGACCAGCAAGATCAATAATTTCTCGAATAGCCAATACAGACGTAGTGGTAGTCGGAGATGTAGATCCAGTGGAAGTTGGAGTAAAAGTGATCATATAACGTCCATTGTGAAAATCAGTTTTTATAAATTTAAACCTGATCTTAATGGAACCTCTCCAAAATCTAAAATATCGGGCTATGTAAGCACCAGGGCAAAGATACTTCACCCTAAGATTATTACCAAAGTTATCCACTGTATTAGTCGTAATGTCTGAGTGATTAGGAAACAAAGACCAAGTAAGCTTGTTTGTTCCATAAGTATCAGCAGTAGACAAATTAAGAGTTTTAACTATGGACGGAATCTGCTTAATATAATCCCACGACATTTCGTCATAAGGAGTTGGAGAATAATCATTGTTGGAAAGAGCATTATCGTGACGAAGTGCTAACATCGAAGCAGTAGAAACCCCAGATGATGAAGCCATAAATGGCACCTTCAACTGAGAAACGACTCGAGGAGGTATGTCGACGAGTGGCTTGGAGTAACCAAAGTAGGAAGCAACACCAGCGGCAGCAGATGCAATCCAAGCAGCAGGACCAGTAAAAGCTTGAGCAGACGGAACGGCAGCTCCAATGCTAGTAATTAAATTACCAGCATTCTCGAAAACTGATGAGATTACACCAGTAGACGCGATAGCAGAAGCTTCTTTAGCTGCAATAGATTTAATCGATCTTTTAGAAGTAGTCACGCGACCAGCCTGAGGAACCAAAGGAGTAGCGATTTCAACATCTTCAAAAGAAAGATAAATAGAGTATCCAACAGCAGTTTCACCACCAGCTCCAGTGACAAGAGGACTCATAACAATCAATTTAATGGTACCCCAATCATATAAACCAGATTTGAGATTATAATAATCTGTGACAGACGTGTAAGGAATGCGAATCATTCCAGACCCGTCACGACAATTGATTTCAACGCCCGGAAGCTGTGAAACAGTAGCCAAATTATTATATCTATACAAACTATTAACGAACGGGGTTGAAGGGTCAAATGTTAATTTAAGTAGACCAGACTGAAAAGGGTTAGCATTAATTAAAACACGAACAACAGCTGTCCCACGAATATTTTCAAAGCCCTGCATCTTATTGGCCCAAAAGGAAACAGATGTGAGGTTAGAGCCTATCGTAGTAGACTCTCTTATGGCAAGAACCGCATCACCTGTAATCCAATCGCCATGCAATATAAGATACGGTTTAGCTAAAAAGCTAGCTAGAGAGGTACCCACATCCTTTAACAAAGTATCGGCGGGGTGGGAGATAAGATTAACCGAAGCCTCTCGAGCTTCGTTTCTAAAAACGGTAGTGTCCGTTTTATCCATCATGGGAGGCGTAAGGATAGGCTGACTCACCATGCCTGAGTCAGTAATCGTAATTTCATTTGGCGTATTATTTGCAGTAAATTATATAGCAGTAGGGGGCGAACTAAGCCACAAACCGCTCGAAGATATTATACAAATGAGTGAATCTTTAGTACCTTCGATTCTCACTCACCGGGTAACTAACACATGCACCAGGACCAACGGGTGCACGCCCTATTTAACAATAATAGGATTGTGTAGTTTAATGTCATACAAGGACGGTGCCAAATCTAAGATTTTATATAAACATAATCAAGGCCAACAGCTTTATCAAAACTATCACGGAAATCTACAGGTATAAAAACACTGTACTCGCTGTGACAGGCTCGAGATAACTCGGGACCGTATTTGTTATATACATCTTCACCGTGGAGAGCTAACTCACACATCATACCTTGGCACACTTTAGCAAAGTCCTGTTCATTACTTCCCCGCTTGGTCCACAAAGGAGTTTCCAATATTGTGTCCAAAGACAAAGGCGCAACATAGCCCTCTCTCGTTAAACGAAAAGTCCGTTTTAAGAAAGAGCAGGATTTTAATTCAACACTTGCACACAAAGGATTCTTCCACTCATCTGTGTACTTATACCCATGTTCAAGAAGGAACACCGTTAGAGACGGAAGATCAACATTATCCATTATACTCTTAGGCAATGTCCAACCATTGTCATCACCATAAACAATCATTCTAATATGATTCGAGATAGTAGACAAGCTCACAGAAAATGGATTCTCAACGATATGAGAATGCACGTTAGATATACTCCAATACAATAAAATCTGATTGCACAAACTATTGAGAACTGTAGTCAAAAAATTCCCAGATGGATTGGATCCAATCCATTGATAGGTAATTGATTTACCGTCGTACGGAGCAATATGAATCGAGTTGACAACATCTTCAAATAATGTGCTTCTAATTAGAGAATCCTCGGCAGTCCAATCATCATCATAGAGACTGTAAAAATCATTAATGATGTCGAGAACACAATACATGAGTTGAGGAGATAAAGATCCATCATAACCAGAATAATCGCCAAAAACGGCGCTAACACCTTGAGAGTTATTAGAGCACAAATGAGCATGGAGTGCTGTCCATTCGGATATACTATATGGATTAATACCATAAGCACAACCGTTATGTATCTTATTCTCCTTTATAAATTCCACAAATGATCCAAAATACTGACGTTGCAAAATGATGTAATCCAAAGGAGCACCACTAAACAACCTTGAGGACCCTGATTGGGATTTAGCAATAGACACAGTCTCGTCCTTCAAATTATCAATAAATCTAAAATCCGGTCGTAATCCAATTCGCAACATATTAAGCTTCTCACAAACTATCTTCTCTAGTTCAATCGCCTTATCACTCAACAACGAATAACTCTGATCATCTCCAAACCAATCTTTCTTGCCACGAAGCCTTCTATCGTAAATAAACGGATAACCGGGCGAGGTAGATCTTGGAATGGCCTTAAAGTCAGTACACGGAATGCCTAATATCGACTCTTCATAAGTCATAGTACGAGCAACATACCGCATCTCTGATTTAACTGTAAACATCTTACTCTTAATAATATTAACTACGGACTTCAATTGCAACGAATCAATAGCTTTATGGCACAACGAATATTTCCGACGAGCAATAACGTTAGGGTCTATATTATCGCGTGAATAGAGCATAGCCTGTTTAAGAAGACTAGTTCTACCCCAAATTGGAGGCACAAGAGACCCAATTTTAGACCTTATTATCTGGGACTTTCCTGGAGTAGGAATAGTACGCACTTCATCTAAAGTAACAAATTGTCTGCCAATTTGAGCCTCAGCAATAGTTGTATCAGGTATATTGCCAATCCCTGAGTGCTCACTAACAAACTTAATCAACACATCATCACATAAATCCACCGCATAACTCAGATTAGATTTAGGATGACCACATATATGCAACCCAAGAACAAGGGGTTTTCCAGCACGAGAATTAGCGGACCACAACAATGAGCCACAATCACCAACATTGTTCTGGATAGGATACCCAAGTACTCCATGACAAGAAACTTTTTCTCCAGCAGCCATATAATCAATACTATCCATTCGGGTAGCAATACAAGTTAAAACCTGATTCGATTCTCGTTCTCGAACAAAAAGAGCTTCTTGTGTCTTAGCCATAAGAAATTGCTTTCTCTCCGATTCAGACGGAACAAAAGTCATTATTGATCTATGCATATGAACAGAAGATGGAAAAACCACCACACAGAGATCTCTAAAAGGACCATCATGAGCTTCAACTGTAGATATATCAAGATCTTTAACGAACACCGTGATACCTCCGTCCGGAGCCGAAACAGGATTTAACTGGATACAAAGAGGACTATCACTTCGTTCAGCGTCGTTAAGCCACGTCTCAGCAAAGTGACATGGAATCACCGCAACCCTGCCTTTAAGAAAGGTTATAATGCCGAATTTGACACCAGCATCACACTTAATTACCCCATTTACGATTAACGGTTTAGGGTAACTGATAAAGTATTGATTACGATTCCTAATGTTAGAGATAATATCACTATGTTGAGTAGAAATATTGATTTGGGAAATCAGACCTGATTTTATAGATGACTTAATAATCGTTGGATTCTTCTGTCTAGAGTCTTTCGTAGATAATACACCAGTTTGTTCAACATTGTCACACCTAGTGAACCACACTACACCACTAATAAACAAAGAAAAACATGTTAAGGAAACCACAGCCTTAGCTCGGGAATCACTCAGGTAAGATCTAAGTTTCTGCATAGGAGGTTCATCATTATCATCAAACAGCGAACTATCATAAGGAGTAGTAGGCTGAGCCTTATCAGGACGTTTAGATATTCCATAATTCATACAAGTATCACCAAATCTCATCCTCTTCTCCGAACCAGCTCGCATATTATTATACGTCAATATACACTTATCCATAAGTTCATAAAAACTTAAAACCTTTCCTGGAGCGTGAGCACCAGTTAGAAAATCCCAAGGATAAAACTCCCAATAGTCAGGATTGTAGTCCACACTAGTTAACAAAAGTGAGGACTTGAATCTTCTATCCAAAGGAGGATCATCTACACAATCATCAGTATATTCAAGTTTCGGAACTAACATATAAGAAATTGGGAAACGACGACTAACAGCAGCAGGACTACAAATATCAGCTCGGGTCTCACTAATGTGAACACGATTGGTAGTTGCGTAGAGGATATGAGATTTGTACCAAATACGTCCTTTATCTTCTAAAGCAGCACTATTCTGCTGATATGGAGCAGTGTTGACCATACGAATTAACCTCATCAGTTCAGACTGAGCCTCGGGACTTCCACTCTTCATTTGGGCAAAATCATCAAGACTCGTAACAAACTGACCACAATAGGTAGAGTGTTCTTGCTCCGGATTGAACTGCCAAATCTCAGAACTCGGAAACTCACTGAAAGAACTGAGCTTATCAGCAGGTAACAAAGCACCAATTAAGGCATGCAAAAAAGGAGTTGCCATAGAAGATTTACCAACACCTGGGGAACCACCAATCAATATACCTAAAGGTTCGTACCTAAATCCATTCGGAGAATAGTCAATACGGCCAACACGGGACATAACAGGTTCCATCATTTTAAGCAGTTTGTGATATTCATCACGCACCGGTTTATATAATGGAGTCACCGGGACCTTGGAATACGCCTCCTTGACATTAGTATAGAAAACCTTAAAGTTTTCTGCCGTTCTAACATCAACAGACATAGGATCCCATCTATATTCCTCATAAAAAGCCCACTGTTTATAAAAATCCTCCAACTGAGGTATATTTAAATTGGCTGCAAGCGGATCTTTGACGTTCAATGCGCCACTAACAAAGGATGTAAACTTCTTTAACAAAATTTCAAACAATTTCCCTATGTGGGATATTCCAGAAGAAACTCGAGAGAAACCTCCAATGGCATTCCAAAAACAAGATGAATTATCTTTGCCATTAGATAGCGATCGAGTATAATCCCAATTCAACCAAATTCCAGAAAACAATGCTTGAAATAAAGTCTGTAAAGCAGATTGCTCCTCTGGACCTTGTGACACTATGTCCAAATCATAACAAGATTGTAAACAATGTTCATCCCACAATTGAATAATATTAATTATAATATCATTAAGGCCAATAATAGTAGTTGAACCAATAACTGATGTAACCACTATTACCTTAATATATGACCTCCACTCAGGTTTATATTGGTATAAAGCAAGAATGCCAACACTAACTCCAGCAGTAATCTGCCAAGGAGGTAGTGAATCTAAATGCAAAGCTTTATATATTGAGGCAAAAACGGGAATATCGTGAACAACATGAACACCATTAGAGTTCACCTCAGAAACTGACTCGACTAATTTCTTCAACGACTCACACTCTATACTAACACCACGCTTAGATATGTCGGTGAGAGCAGTCTGAGCAGCTGATAGAGAGTTAAAAGTATCAAAAAAACCTTGCGCAATTAAATCGGTTTCCTTTCCTGCAAATGTAAAAGTCAACTCAGAATATGAGCTGCTCGGAAAAGGATTCGATTTAATTATCGTAAAGGATTTAGTCGGATTTCGTTTAATATATGGAAAAGCATACTTATAAAAAGATGCTAGCGATAAACACAAAGGATTACCTGATATCTTCAGGATCATACGATGTGTAACGGAAACCTTGTGTGTTACTACTAGAGCTGACCAAACTCTATCAAAGTCAACTGCATATAAAATGTAAGACTTTTTATAATAATCACTATCAGAAAAGCACTCATCAGAAATGCAACAGTTGTCACTTGAATCGTCTTCACTACGAAGACTTTTCAAAGATAACAACTTTCTACGAGTAGATGAATGGCCAGACTGTGCAACCAGACTAGGAAGAGATCTAATCGGTGATGAGATGACTGGTTTACGTGGAGTAGCTATCACCGGCTCAGTAGATCGCCTATTTAAGGGAGTAACTTGATTGGCATGAGCTGGTCGAAAAACTCTACGCCGCCTATCAAATGGAATAGACAAACCAGATCTGCTATAAGTATACCACTTAGTAGCAGATACCAACCAAACAAGAATGGTCTTAGCCCATGGCATGGGATAGTACATATCCCACACTAAAGAAAGAAAAATCAAACACTCAGACGCATTGCTATGTATCACTATTGCTAGAAAATCATAGTTATTAAGATCATAAGACTCAAAATGGTTAATATGAAAATGGCGCTGAATGCCTTGAACGATAAGATAAAATATCGAAACGGATAAGTTTCGAGATTGAACATCTAGTTCAATATTAGCACTAAACAGTGCCAGGACTAAAGTGTAGATAAGAGAGCCAATTAAAAAAAGGTTCAAATGTCTATCAGGGGGAATGAGATGCTGATAAATACCTCGTGAATCAGCATAAAAGTATGACATAATCATACAAAAAATGTAGATGTTGTAGACAGCCCAAGTGACGGGAATATATCCAAACATATAAGCAGCGTAGGTCGCTGGGCCAACTATAAATGACCCTACTACGTAGTAGCGCTGTCCTTGGACAGGAAAAATATTGTAAACAATAGAACTAACGGTTATCAAAGCCGTGCGCGGGTTGGGAATTAATGGTGTCTGCATTGTTAAAGAAAGAAAACCAGGCGATAAAACCCAGGGTGGACTTATTACGCTAAGTACGCCAAGCGGACCACTATAACGAAGTGAATCAATATACGCAAAATTTGCCAGCTTTTTAAATTTTTTTGTCAGGCATTTTATATTCCGACGGACTCGCCGGTCCTACATAGAGTAGAATTTTAACAGGCTAAGGTGTAACATTGAAACACCATGTTTAAATAAAAGCAGATTGATATAATTAATAAATGGCTACTAAATGATTACTAAATAAAAACAACGACCCTTTCGAGGCCTCGCACGTGTATCCATTACTGGATAGAATCACATACTCGAATTTAATTCATCAAAGTTCACACAAATATATAAATATAGAAAGAGATCGATTAATAAACATAAACATCAACTAAGTAATTAAAAAAATCTAATAAAATTAAATAATGCAAAAGTGAAAAAGATGATCACAACAATAAAAATTATAAATAACAGACAGAATTGTCCTAAACAAGACTACTAGTCAAAATAAAATAAATTACATAGATCTACTACAAAGAAATGTAGTACACAACAACACACAGACGTTAATACAATACAGTAAAAAAACACTAGTATAAAACTGCGGCGCCTTAAAAAGCGACTTTATTACACTTATAAAACACACCCAGGGGAGTTACCCCTGGG